CGCCCATTATGGGCAAATTATTGGACGTTTACAACGGAAGGTTTTTCAAATGCATAAAAATCGTTGGGCTGGACATCTCCGTTGGTCAAATTAACGATGATACTCATTTCTTTTGGTCTGGGTATGCGTTGTCCCGCGCACCATTTGCTGAGCGCGTGATAAGAAAACTTTTCGCTAGAGCGGTTCGCGATCTCGCAAAACTCTCTTTGCGTTAAGTCGTGTTGTTTCAACCATGCTGCAAGTTTCATAAAACCATCTTATCACGTTTTTCTAGTTAATAAACCCATAACGTGCTATAGTTCGCACATTAACACAGGACGGGCAACCCTATGAATGACCCATTTGAAGCCCACGGGCTTAACCATCTTAGCGCAAGCCAGATAAACGAGTACATAGCATCCCCTGCTAAATGGCTGCTTAGAGTATCAGGATACAGAGATAACTCAGGCTCCCCAGCAATGTGGAGAGGCATAGCCGTAGACAAAGCAATATGCAAAGTCCTTGATGACCCAAGCACATCAGATAAAGCTGCTCACGCAATAGCCACTATTGAGTTTGCAAGCCGACACGCAGAGGCTTTAGAGACACAGCATTTTGATGATGCCAAGGTATATAAAGAGCAGATAGCCGTTGCTGGATACCTTGATGTGGCGCTTCCGCACTACAGGTCTTTAGGCAACCCCATAGAAACCCAAAGCAAGGTTGTTATTGACATAGGGCTTCCAGTACCAATAGTTGGATACATTGATGTGCTGTATGAGGGGATTGTAAGAGATATCAAAACAGTGGGCAGAATGCCTAGCAGAGTTCCATCTGGCACCGCTAGACAGTTGGCAATATACGCCCACGCAACTAATTCCATTCCAATAGTGGACTATGTTCACAACACAAAGACCACTCAGCAAGTGGTTACGATGAGTGTGCCAGACCACAAAAGGCATTGGGATATGGCCGTCAAAGCGGCTAACAACATGACGAAGTTGTTGAGTATTTCGTCAGACATCCAAGAGATAGCCGGACTGCTTATGCCTGACTTTGATGATTGGCGTTGGTCAGCCGGAGAAAAAGATGCCGCTCGGCGGCTATGGAGATTAAACGATGAAGAAAGAAAAGATAACTCTAGATCAAGTAACTGAAAAAGTACCTTTTAAGGAAGCCTTAGAGCTTCTTAAAATATCCCCAAAGTCTATGACAGAAGCGCTGTATCTAACGCAGATGCAAATCGTGCAAGTTGGGACAGACGGAGACAACACTCACTTTAAGTCAAAGTATGCGACTTATGAAAAGCTAGTTGCTTATGTGAAGCCGATACTTAATGCCAATGGTCTTTGGTTTATGCAGAAATCTCATCTGCCACCTGATGGGAGAGATGGGGTTGTCATTGAAACCATTTTTTATGGATTTGGGGAGTCAATGAGCGCGGGTGAGCTNTTTATGCAAGCTCAAGCCTCAACGCCGCAAGGTTACGGCAGCGCCCTTACCTATGCAAAGAGGTACGCCCTAGCCACCGCACTTGGAGTGCCGCACGGCAAAGATGATGATGCTCACAGCAGCACCATTGAAACAATCCAAACCGAGCTAGCATCAAAAGCCCCTCCTTTTACTGACAAAACGTACAGGCTGTTCGCTGGAAATACACCTATCGCTAGCTATGATAGCCCTGACGACTTTCTGAAGGGGTGCAGAGAGCATCTATCCAAGCCAAAAGATATGCAGTGCCAAGCGATTTTTGAGCGAAGTGAGCATTACATTCACATGGCGATAGCCTCCGCGCAGGGAGATACCAAAGCTGGATTGAGAAAGATGCTGGAGCTTTACAAATGAAACATACATTAGATGATTACGTTTTGAGGTGTATGTCTGATTTCCAATGGTGGACGTTTTGGAGGCTACAGGAAACTATCAAGGCAAACACTGGCAAGTTTTACGGTGAACCAACAATATCAGCGGCGATTAGGAACATTCGCAAAGATTATATGCGGAGCAAATACGACCTGCCAAAAACGGGTGACGTTGTAGTCAGGCAGCGAATCCCTAATTCTAAAGGGTATCAATACCGTTTAAGTGATGAAGTGCTAGGAAACTGGGGATATAGGAGTCAAAAATGAGTGATCGTAAGTTTGAGCTAAAAAATAATGAAGGGACAATGTGGACGTCAAATCTTGAGATTCTTGGCAGGGGGACGATAAAGCGCAATAACAAAGATCAATTTGTGGCTCTTGTTTCTCATAAAAACAAAGAGGGAAAGCCAATTTATGAGTTGATGCAATCTTGCGGGGTGATATATTTCAACGCCCCAGAAGAAAAGCGAGGTGATAGTAGTCCAGATTTCTCTGGCAAGATCGCATTGAATGGCTCTGTGAGAGCATCAATGTGGGAGAACGTCAGCGATAGAGGGACTAAATATTTCAATGTTAAGCTCAAAGATACGGAAGAAACAGACCCTCCGTTTTAAATCAAAGGATCATCTCAACTGGGTGCGCGGCTTAGGCTGCGCCATCCAGTGCCATGAGTGTAACGGGCCGATACAGGCTCACCATTTAATGAAGCCGTGGCATGGTGAGAGAGGCATGGGGATGAAGTCAGATGATGCAAACGTCATCCCTCTTTGTCACAAACACCACAGTATGCTCCACACCCAATATGGTGATGAGTACAAGTTTTTTACGACATACACAGATCAGGAAGATTACGGCAAGTCTTTGGCGAAAGCCTTATGGGAGGAATCAGAATATGGAGAACGAAAGAGAGATTCAGGTATTTGATAGCGTGGATAACGCCTTAGAAGAGGCTGACTATTGCGCTAATTCAGAGAATCGTCTTTACGCGATCATTCAATGGGGCGGATACTTCGGGGTTTTGCCAAAATCCAATCTAGTGAAGGAAGATGTCCTATATGAAACTGTAGTACCAATACGCCATCTTGAGGGAAATCTGTAAGCTACTGATATATATAAGTAATTTAATTTTATTAAAGGGGTTGTATTTATAAGCAGTTGTAGTATTATAACCCCTACACCAACACGTTAAGAGGATAAACCGATGACATTGCAAGAAATTAACAAATTCCCCCCAGTTCTTAATGAGCTAAAAAATTGCCTAGAGAAGCATGATTGGTACTACGCAATGAGCGATGACCACAATGTGTATCTGCGCGGCGAAGCACAGCGCCAAGACATCCACACCTTAATCAAAAAAGCTGAAGAGCAAGGATACTCCATTATTGCCGCAACGCTTTTTGACCAGCACAAGCCTAAATACATCTAACAGCTAAGAGGATAAAAAGATGAGCCATAAACTAAAAGAATTTTTCTACGCGATTGGCGCTTATGCCTTAACTACAGGTATGTTCTTGTTAGTATTTATTGATTGGTTTGGAGGATAAAAGATGAACACTGAATACAAAACCGCTTTGAAGAACACAATCATCCAGCAGATCAGGGAAGGTCGGGGCGCTGATGGTAAACAAGGGATGATTTGCTGGGATAGCTGGGGCGCAGAGTTTATGCAGTGCCTAGATGAAACCCATGAAAACCGTGGCGGCATAGCCTTTAGGACTAACGGTTTCAAGCATAAAGGAATCGTGTTTGTGTGGCTGACTTGGTCTGATACCTACACCCTAGAGTTCAAGCCAGATAGCGGTGAAAAGACGGTACTTCAAGACATCCTTTGCTGGGATTTAACTGAGGTTATTGATAGCGCGGTTGAATACACAGGCCCAGATTATTCATCTAACTGTTCCAAGCATTTATCAATTTTTGAGCTATAGCATGAGCGGATACTTTATAGTTGCGGTCATAGCTGCCTTAGCTATAACTCTAGGGGTCGCCAAAAGTGTTGATGGCGATCAGGATCGCGAGCATCAAAATTCAAAGATAGAGGAAAGCAAAGATGACGGATAAAGTCCTACACTGCAAAAACAAGATGGAGCGCCCTACGCTAGAAGAGGCTCAAGATTTTGTAGATGGTTTCGTTGAGCTTCTTCAGTGTGGTGATGTGCAGTTATTGATTAACGAGGAAGGTATGTACCGACCCGACCTATCATGCAATGAAACCGCTACTAAGCTGGCTACCGACTGGAATTACAATGTTCCGCGACACGGGATAGTCGGCAACGTAATAATCCTTTCCGGTGATGCTTGCTGGAATTAAGGTTGTTATATACCACACAGTTGTTATAATAATTTCTCAAACCGTTTAGAGGAAAACAAGATGATTTACGAATTAACAGATGTTATTACAGACAAAGAAGTATTTGATGAGGTGATTGACCAACTAACTATCTCTTCAATGCAAGCCAACTACTGCGATTGGGTTGTAGAGGGCGGAACAAAACACGCTGATGCGGCAATATCTAGGCTATTCCCAACTGCTTGGGAGAAGCATAAGGAATACATCTGGCAGTGGTTTGACGATGAGATGAAAAAGGTTGCAGGACGATGAGAGTATTTCCTAACCCTTGGGATGATCTTAGTAATTTAGAAAATCACTATTGTCATCCCCATGAAATGTTCCATGATGATTTGACGGGTATTCAATGCTGTCCTACTTGCAGAGATGCAAAGTTGGCGGCTCATTTTCGTAAACAGACAATCCAGAAGGAAACGAATGATGCAAGGCAGTTACATAAGGAAACTTAGAACGTCAGTTGGCCTATCTCAAAAAGAGTTAGCAGAGAAGCTCGGATACATGAGCAAAGGTGTGCCTAACCGCAGTCACATTGCGAGGATAGAGGGCGGACACCAGAAGGTGACAGAACGATTAATCCTTGCTGTTAAGTATGTGGTGGAGAAAACCGCACTAGGGCAAGCTATTGAATACGATGACCCGCTAAAAAAATTTACCCTAATGGAAACAGTTGTTGCGCTTACTGGATCAGAAGAAGCTGCAAAGGACTATCTGGTGGATTTAAAAGCACAAGAGACTCTAGCGGAGCCTTTAGCCAATGATAGCATCACAATTACTCTGTCTAGCGACAGCGATATACCATGAGGCTGGCAACCAGACATTTGAGGGAATGCTTGCCGTTGGCAATGTAATCATGAACAGGGTTGACGATGATCGTTACCCTGACAACCCTTGTGATGTGACTAAGCAAGGCGAGTATCATCTATATTCTAAACAACCAAGAAGATATGAATGCCAGTTTACATTCTGGTGTGATGGGAAGCCGGAACGTATACCAGAGGGGGATGCCGCCCCTTGGGTTGCCGCAGTGACTGCTTACTCCAAGATATTTGATCTAACTGGCGGAGCGACTCACTATCACGCCAAGTATGTAAAACCTAAATGGGCTAATGTTAACCGTATGACAGCCTCAATCGGTATGCACTTATTCTATAAGTTATGATTTACGAAAAGCGGCCCAGAGAATATGCGTATGAAATTATGCAGCTAAAGACTAAGCATCAAAGGCGCGAAGCCCTTGACAAGGTTCCTGATAAGTATAAGGATTGGGTTTCAAGGCTTGTAATAATAGCCTTTGAGTTGAGAAAGACCCCTTGAGAGCAATAATTAACCCCGATCTAACGATTGGGGTTTTTTTTCACTGCTTAATCGGATATTTAACCCCGCAAGGGTGCAGAGCCTATTTTTCTCATCAATACCTTCCGGTGTAAGCAAATACTTACCATCATGGAATACGATAAACCCGCAATCTAAAGACTGCTGCAAATGCTCTGATGGCAGAGATTCATTAGAGATCACCGCCAGCAAAACCCCCAGCTTACGACTCTGATTCTTGCTCAAAGCCATCTGGATACGTTCCCGTTCGGATCATGTGGCATATATCTTCTGCTCTCTTTCCAACCTGCGTTCGCCAGCGAGAATCCCAAAACTGGTCAGCAGCCTCATCATAGTCCTGCCTTTGAAGGCCAGCTATCGCCATCTTAAACTGACCAAACCTAGATCGTCCTAGATTAAATAACAGATTTAAGATTGCCTCTCTTCTAACCGTATTTAAATCCTCGTACCAATCAAACTCTTTAGCCTCTGCCTTGCAGATGTTCACATCATTAACGAGGAGGTAGTCTATTTCATCGTCAGATAAACCGCGCTCTTTGATGTTCCTGCCAACTCCGATGGTCTCAATGCCAACGCTATCAAGGTAGACAGTGTGCTTTACGCCCTCATGCAGACGCAGCATTTTAAGTAAATTTTCCATGCCTGTTCCTTACTTTGTGCTTGATCCGCTGAACCAGAATGCGGCCATAGTGCCTAGTATTCCGCTTAGTTGGCCCAGCACGAGTGAGATGATTGTCTCGTCGTTTTGATCGTGAGGCATGATGGTCACAGCCATGACATACGCCCCGTATAGCAGGAGGGCCAGAATTCCAAATACTTTTGGCGTCCAATCGTTTTTAAAAGTTTCTCTGGCGTGTTGACGATCTTGAACCTCTGTCTTAAATGATTCTAGATCAATCTCCATAGCCTTAATGGTATCTTCAAACTGCTTATCTGCCTGTTTAACCAAAACTGCCTTTTCTGGCTCGCGCTCTATCAAGTCTTCTATTTCATTAGCAGTCGCGCTTTCAGGCAATCCAAGCTTGGATGCTGCCATCTTTACAGCCATACCCGCCATTGGCCCCCCCGCTGCCGAGGCAATCGTAGGGGCGAGGCTTTTGAGTAGTCCACCTAATTTCATAAATCCTCCGATGTTTCATGTGAAACCTATCCACAGAGATAAATACAGGCTACTTGCCCTGTATCGGACGCGCTATCAAAACTAATTGATTCCCTTGCTTTTGCCACAGTGTATCCACGGACAATATCATCCGCTTGTTTCATGCCTTTACCCGCAGTGCTGGATGTTACGATTAAATCACCCGCAGTTATGTTACCGCCCTCACCACAGACATTAACTTGACCCTCGCCAAGTGAGTTAACGATCACACACTTTCGGTCAACAAGCGCTGATGAATAAGCGCTATCTACCGTTGGAGCGCCCGAATCATCAATACTGCTTACTTCTGTATGGTCAGCTATCGCAACTGGTATGTAACTAGAGCCGCGATCACCTGCATATATGCCTATCGCTGGCTGGTTGGTAGAGCTGCTGGATACCATCACAAACAGCGTGTTGGATATGGTTCTTTTGGCGACAACACTTGAGTCTATTAAAATGTCTCCAATGGATGGCGTGTCAGTATCAGCCATAAGTCCATCGTGCATACCAGTAAACGGAGTTATTGTTCCTGTGGCAGTAATATCCCCGTCCACATAAAGATCGCCCGTCGTTTGCACGGCATAGGTGCCATTGCAGACATAAGCGAAATTAGTGGTAGATGCGTTATCCGCAAATACTGCCGCCCTAGTGTTGTTGCAGAAACCCGCTTGACTCCTGTGAGTCAGACCTCCTAAAGCAGTAGAGTTTGCAAAATATGATCCATAAGCGTCTGACGCATTGTTGGCTTGTTGTCCAGCCACCGCTATAGAATTGCTGGCGTTGGCTAGTCCGGCGACACCAAATCCAGCAGAAATCCCCGTTCGCAAAATTCCAGCGCCTTGGTATCCAGCAACAGATGTGGATGTACCAAACTCAAACTTAAAGTTGGCCCCAGAGTCTGAGTTCGTGGAGTATTCCTTAGATGTTCCAGATACTATTTTGCCAATTGATAATGAATTTGCCG